TAATTATAGGTTTAGCAATAACCTTGATATTGCTAACAGGAACTCCGGCATTGGCATTACAATATCCTTTGACTGAAGGATATGACGGAATAACAGAGAACATAAACGATATACAAAATTCCAATTGTGTTATTAGGAGGATTGGATATGGATTACCTTATAGTCAATTTCCAGTAGGTAAGGGAATAAACTGGTGTGACTCAAATTATACTACAATAAAAAGATTATATGCTTTAGAGCAATCAGTAATTGAATTGCAATCAGAAATAGAAAAACAAAACATTAAAATTGAAAGGTTAGAAAAGAACATAGACACTATGCAAAGTCAAGTCAATGTTTTGGAAAATCTTTTCAATAAACTAAAGACAATTTTGCTTCAGGTAGTGCAGATGTTAATAAGCATAAAGAAATAACAATGAGGAAAAATCTCGGAGGTAGACCGTCAAAAATGACTAAAGAGGTTGTAAAGAAACTTGAAGAAGCTTTTGCCATTGATGCAACAATAACAGAGGCTTGTTTTTATGCTAACATTTCCAGAGAGACATTTTATAATTGGATGAAGGCTAACAAGAAGTTGTTTGACAGATTGGAGGAGTTAAGAGCAAATCCAGTTTTAACAGCAAGGACAACTGTTGTAAATGCTATTAAGACTGATCCCGATATGGCTATGAGATATCTTGAAAGAAAAAGAAAAGGAGAGTTCAGTCCGAGAATAGAAACAGATAATAGAAACAGAGAAACTTTTGATGAGTCAGCCAAAGAGATTAAGAACCTTTTAGAAGAAATAAGAAAAGAACCTAATGCCGATAACGGAGTTCAAAATAGAAAAGGAGAAGATGTGGAAACCTCCTCTACCGGAGTTAACGGAGAGGCAGAGAATAATAGCTAAACAATTAGCTAATCTTTTTATAGTTGAAGATAAAAGATTTGGAGAAATTATAACCGAAGGGCAATTAGTTATATTCGGTTCAATTATATTTAGAAAGCAAAATAGAGTTCAGATTATATGCCAGACTCAATATGGTAAGTCTCTTGTTGTAGCTCTTGCTTGTATTATATTAACAGCGATTGAAGGTAGATTAGTTTCAGTAGTAGCTCCAAGCAATGACAAGGCCAAGATTATAATGAGATACTACATTGAACATTTATCAGATAACTATTTATTTGAAGGACAACTTGAAAAAGATACAAGACTTGAAAGATTAAAACAAGAAGGCAGCAAAGAAAGAATTATATTAAGGAATGGAGGAGGTATCTTTGTAGTATCAGCCGAACAGAAGAATTACAAAAAGAGTTTTGCTTCAGCTATGGGTTTAGGAGCTGAAATAGTTATTGTTGATGAAGCATGTTTAATCCAAGACCAAACAGAGGCAACTATCTTCAGAATGATAATTGGAAAGAGTAAAGAGAGCTTTTACTGCAAGATTGGTAATCCTTGGTTCTCAACATATCCATATGCTCATTTTTTAGAGAGTTGGAATAGTGGAAAATATCATTGTATTTTTATAGATTATAAACAGGCGATGAAGGAAGGTAGAGTTAGAGAGGAAGATATTGATGAAGCAAGAAGTAAACCTTTTTTTGGAGTATTATATGAATGCGAGTTTCCAAGTGAGAACGAAATAGATAGCAATGGATTTAGGCAATTGATTTACAAGCAATACATCAGGACAGGAATAACGAAGGAAGCATTAAAAGAGATATTGAATAAAGAAAGAGGATTAGGAAAGTACACATTGAAACTTGGTTGCGATATCGGAGGAGGAGGAGACCTTAATGTTTATGTTTTAAGGTTCGGTCCATTTGCCATTGTGGCAGGTTCTAACAAAAGTAATAACACAATGGTCAATGTTTCCGAAATAGAACGTCTAAAGGAAGAATGGGGCTTTGAGTGGGTAGATGTGAGCATAGATGATATCGGTATTGGTAGAGGAGTGTCAGACAGATTGAAAGAGAAGGGCTATCGTGTCAATGCTGTTGATGTTGGAGCAAGGTCAAGATTTAAGGATACCTTCTTTAACCTCAAAGCAGAGCTTTACTGGGCCGTAGCAGATTGGATTAGAAGGGAGAATACCAGATTAGAGCAAGACGAACATTGGGTACAGCTTTTATGGATTAGATATACAACAACATCAGAAAGAACAGCGAAGATAGAGTCAAAGGCCGATCTCGTAGCGAGGAGTGGTAAATCTCCGGACTTCGCAGAAGCTCTTATGCTAACTTTCTATGAGAAACCTTTTATTGGAATAATATAAAAAAATAGATGAAGCTAACAAAGCATAAAATAGAAACAAGAGAAGAAGAAAAGTGGTTTAGTGTTATCAAGCAGAAGGCCAAAGAAATAAAGTTTGGTTGTTTAGAGTTTAGTTTAGTAATTAAAGGTGGTCAGGTGGTTGCTTTAAGAGGAATAAAAGAGGTTGAAACTTACAACATCTCTGGGAAAGAGTAATTGCTCTTGACAGCATTTTTGATATTGCTATAATTATATTAAGAAAATATAAATCCTTGAAGAACAAGGATAGCCAGTCCCTAAATGGGCTAAATTGGTTATCCTTGTTTTTTATTAAAATGGCTGAACAAAAATCATTATCAAACTCAATACAATCTTTCTTATCTAACTTTACTAAAAAGAAAACTTGGTATGGTTTGTTTAATTCAGCAACTTTCAATTACACTGATTACGAAAAGAGAAGTGGACTTGATTTGTACAAAATATCTCTTTACCTTAACAAGGCATTAGATAAGAGAGCCGAAAAGATTGGAAGCACAGAATGGATTGCAAGAAACACTGCCGGAGATGTTATTGAATATGCAGAAGGAAAAGGAGATGCAGATTGGATCTATAAACTATTTGCTAAACCTAACTCTTTAATGACAGGTAAGGAGTTCTTTTCAACCTTACAAAAACAGAAAGATGCAAACGGAAAGGCCTATATTTTAACAATATCAGAAGTTAAAGCTCCTGATTTAGAGTTTGATACACCGGCTCCTAAAACAGACAAGAAAAAGAAACCTATTACAGAGATGCACCTTTTAGCTCCTGAATGTGTTGTTGAAAAATACAATCAAGAACTAACACAGATTGTTGAATACGAGTATCATACTTCTAAAAATGGAACTATAAAATACAAACCTGAACAGATTATCAGAATTGTTAGAATAGATCCTGCCAGTCCTTTACAGGCCGAGAGCTTGATACAAAGTGGAAAGAAGGCAGTATCAGTTGGAATACAATTAGACGATTACCAATCAAATGTTTTGAGGAACGGAGGAGCTATCAAGGGAATAATGAAATACAAAGGCGAGGCCTTGACCAAAGAACAGATTGAAGAACAGAAGGATAGATACAAGGAGCAATATGCAGGAGCAGACAAAGCAGGAATACCTTTGTTTATTGGTGGAGATTGTGATTATCAATCAGTAGGATTAAACCCTGAAGAAATAGGATACCTACAAAGCAAGAATGCTAACCTTAATGACATTTGTATTTTAACCGGAGTACCTAAATCTATTTTAGGAAACTTTGACGAGATTAAGTATGACAATGCTGATGCAAGTATTAAGATATTTTTGAAGGAAGTTATCACTCCTCAAGCAGAGGAATTGAAAGAGGCCTTTAACTGGACAATCATACCTGAAAACATTGACCTTGATTTTGTACCTTTCGTTGATGAAGAAAAAGAAACAATCCAAAAGACAATGGAAGTTTCTAACAATTCTTATTGCTTAACTACAAACGAGAAAAGAAAAATGATATCTAAAATCAGTGGACAGGATTTACCTGATGTTGAAGGAGGTGATGAGATATTAGCTCCTTTCAGCTTGACTCCTATTAGCTCAATATCAGAGCCAAGAGAAGATACTCCTGAAGAAACACCGGAAGAAAAAGCAGTTAAGATTAAATCTTTCAAACCTATTCTAAAAGAAGAAATGAGAGTTAACTATGCCAACACAATAAACAAGTACATAGACAAGAGAGCAATACAATTGCAAGAAGGTGTAGTTATATTTGCTAAACATCAGGAAGATAGAATAATGAAACTTTTAGGATTGGCTACAAAAGGAAAGAGCAAAGTCAAGGTTGAATTAGACGGAGAGTTTAACGAAGAAGTAGGATTGGCAATCAAGTTTATTACACCTTATTTAGAGGAGTTTATCAGCGATGCCGGAAACGGAGCATTAGACCTTTTAGGAATAGATAAACCTTTGGCCATGACAGAAAGAATGAAGAAGGTTATTGAGAAGAAAGCAAAGTTTTATGCCAAGACAACTACAAAGACAACTTTCAAAGAGTTAGAAGATACATTATCAGCCGGAGCAGAAGCAAACGAAACAATAAATCAATTAACAGACAGAGTTAAAGTAGTTTTCAACAAGTTATCAACAAGTAGAGCAGAATTGATTGCAAGAACAGAAGCAACAACTGCCAACAATGACGGATTGCTTGAAGCATACAGACAATCAGGAGTAGCAGAAGGAAAGGAATGGATTGCTGTTATGGACGATAGGACAAGACCGGAGCATGCCATGCTTAACGGAGAAATAGTAGGATTAAACGAAAACTTTAGTAATGGATTACCTTACCCTCAAGAATATAATTGTCGCTGTGTCATTGGACCTGCACTTGAAGAATAATTAAAAATAAAAACATGAGTAAAAAACTATACGAATTATTAAATGTTAAAGTTAAAGGAGTTGATGAAGAAACATCAACATTAGAAGCTGTTTTCTCAACTGAAGATGAGGACAGGCACGGAGATATTGTCAGACAGAATTGGGATCTAAAACAATTCAAGAAAAATCCGGTTATTCTAAACAGCCATAATTATTGGAGTGCTACTGATGTTATCGGTAAGGCCGAGAAGATTGGTATTAAGAACGGACAGCTTGAAGGTAAGATTAAGTTCGCAGTAGAAGAAAATCCTATTGCAAAGATTATCTTTGACCTTTACAAGAATGGTTTCCTAAATGCTTTTTCAGTAGGTTTCATTCCAAAGGAGTTTTCAGACAAAGGCGAGATATTGAAATCAGAATTACTTGAAATATCAGCAGTTTCCGTTCCGGCCAATGCTTATGCCCTTGCCAAGAGTGCAGGTATAGACCTAAAACCTCTTTTTAAGGACATTACAGATACTTTGGGAGGCGAAGAACCTGAAGACGAGGAAATAGACGAGGAGGAGGAAGAAGAAGCTCCTGAAGAAGAAATAGAGGCAAATAAGGAAGAAGAACCTGAAGCAGTAAAACCGGAGGAAGGTGAAGAAGAACCGGAAGAAATAGACGATCCTGAAAAAGCGAAGGAAGATGCTTTGAAAGATATTGAGGAAGAAGAAAAAGAACCTAAAGAGGAAAAAGTAGAAACATGTCCTTTAGAAGGTTGCGAAGCTGAAAAGCAAGTTAAAGAAAAATTAGATACAATGTTAAAGTTAGTAAGAGACACTGGCGAGATATTAAAGGCCGAAACACTTCAAGAAGGAGTCCGAGCCGGTGTAAATAGATTGCTTAACAAAGCAATCAGAGAACAGGTTAGAATAATTAAAAATAATAAATAAACAACAATGAAAGTTAAAAGAAAAATCATTGAAAACGGAGTTGAAAAGGAGATTGAGGTAGAATTGTCTCAATCAGAAGAAATCCTTTTGAACGAAACAAAGGCCATGGTCCTTGAGGCCTCAAAGCAAGTTGCAACTGATGCAATCGGTGCTATCAAGGAGGAAATGAGTAAGAAGTTCAAAGAGTTCTGCGAAGAACAGGCAGT